TAGAAGAGTCAACAGAGAGTTGATGGGGAGCATTATATCTCAAGAAGTTATTTATTACAAGTATAAGCTTACTCAAACCAAAACAAACATGTATGGTGAGGCATCTGAGGGTAGAAACTATGCTGATCCTGTTATATTATTTTCTTTGATAGAGGTTGGTCCTCAAGAAGCCCCAACAAGTGATTTAGGGGTTGATTTTAGTTGGACTATGACTTTTAGATTTTTACGTGATGATTTGTTAAGTAAATTAAATGAAGCAAACCAAGGAGGATTTGGTACATACCAACAACCCTTTATTCAGTACGGAGCTAGTATCCACCCAGAGGTAGGCGATGTAATACAGTATCAAAACGGTTATTGGGAAGTAGATAATACTAACGCAACCCAATTCTTTACAGGTAAAGACCCTGACTATCCTTATACTGATGATAATGGAAACAATCCCTTAAATCCTGGATTAAGTCAGTTTGGTTATAATGTAGAAGTAAGATGTGATTGTCATTACGTTCCCAGTGACAGGCTTAACATTATTAAATCAAGAATGTAATAATATTTATAATAAAATGAATATAACTTATATTTATTATTTATGTAGAGAAGATGATGTTCCATTTTACATTGGAAAAACACAAAATTCTTTAAATTTAAGATTAAATGATCATACTTATAAAAAGGAAAAAGGATTAAAAATAAATATTATAGATGAAGTATATACTTCCGAATGGAAATTTTGGGAAAAATATTATATAAGTTTATTTAAAAGTTGGGGGTTTAAATTAGATAATAAAAATAATGGGGGTGGTGGTCCTGTAGGAGGATACAATTTAACTCAAGAAACAAAAAATAAAATTGGATTTTCTAACTCCAAACCGAAACCTGAAGGATTTGGAGAAAAAATCAGTAAAGCTAAAACCGGAGTACCTTTACCTTTAGGAACAGGAGATAAAATAAGTAAAGCTAAAGGAAAACCAGTAACTCAATTTAATAAAGACAACAATAAAATAAATTCCTTTAATTCTGCTAAAGAAGCAGCTGAATATATTGGGGTACATGAGGTTAATATGAGACTCCATTTAGGGGGCAAATATAAAACTTGTAAAGGTTATATTTTTAAATACTTATAAATTATGGCTCAAGTTAGAAAACCTATACCAAAAACCCAAAAACAGTTGTCCAATGAACAGCATGTTCCTACCTATAGTCCAGCAGGTGATCCTAATAGTTTTAATCCAAATCCTACTAACAATAGAGCATTAAATACTTCTTTTAAAGGAGATACTACTAAACCTTTTAGTGTAGGACTTCAGGACATAGATGAGGCTGTTTTTTATTATTTTCAAAACGTAATTCAACCTTCTGTTATACAAAACGGACAAAGATTACCTGTTCCTATTGTTTATGGTTCTCAAGAAAAATGGAAATCATTTCAAAAAGACGGGTATTATAGGGACCAGCTTGGAAAGATACAGGCCCCGTTGATTATGTTTAAGCGTAACAGTATAGACAAAAATAGACAGATAGCTAACAAACTAGATGCCAACCAACCTAACCTGTTACAAGTATTTACTAAAAAATATACTCCAAGAAATGCTTACGATAATTTTAAGGTATTAAACAACAGGATTCCACAACAGGAATACTATGCTGTTATTATGCCTGATTATGTTACCGTAAGTTATACTTGTGTTGTGTTTACTTATTACGTAGAACAATTAAATAAGATAGTAGAGGCTATGGAATATGCCTCTGATGCTTACTGGGGAGATCCTCAACGCTATCAATTTAAATCTATGATTGATTCGTTTGGTTTTCAAACCGAGTTAGCAGACAGAGATGAGCGTATCGTTAGAAGTACTTTTGATATTAAATTAAATGGATACATCATACCTGATGTATTACAAAAAGATATAACAGCATTGCAGAAATTTTCTAATAAAACTAAAATTATATTCTCTGTTGAAGCAACAGAAAACCAAGCATTCTTTGAAGGCCGTGTTGATGGAGATAGAATTATTACTTCAGATCCAGCAAGGGTTGCTCGTACAACTTTTGTAAACACAGGAGAAGGTTCGGGAGAAGGAGTAGGAAATGTAGGTAATCAAGAGGCTCAAAATAGATCAACAGCAATAGGATAATTTTATATTTATATTAGATAATAATGGCTCAAGTAAGATTTTTAGATCAGGTCCCGGTTGGTGTGTATGAACCAAATGCCGGAGGGGGTAGTGGTGGAACGTTTAACGTTTATTACAGTAGTTCATTAGTTTTAGCTAATGTTCCTTTTATAAACTTTTCAGGTTCTGTTGATATTTCTACAGGATCTATTAGTGGATCTAATGGAGTAATAGTAAAAGTAGTAGGTTTTCCTTACTCGGGTTCAGCTGAAATTACAGGTTCATTAATAGTATCGGGTTCTAGTAATCCTGTTTTAGTAATCTATGGCAATTCAGTATTTTCTGGTTCAGTAACAATTACTGGATCCTTAAATGTTACAGGATCTGTTACAGCTACCTCATTTACTGGTTCATTTTTTGGTACATCTTCTTTTGCTACAAGTGCCTCATATGCTCTTAGTTCTTCATATGCTTTAAGTAGTTCATATGCCCTAAGCAGTTCATACGCTTTAAGTTCATCATATAGTGTTACTTCATCTTTTGCCACAAGTGCCTCATATTCTCAAACAGCATCTTACGTTAATCCTTTAAATCAGGATGTAAGTATAACAGGTGCTTTAACAGCATCTAATGCTATTATATCCGGAAACGTTACAGTTTTAGGGACAGCCTCAATCAATACCTTAATTGTAAATCAAACCCAACTATCAACTGGTTCAAACCAGTTAGGAGACAATGCTAATGATTTTCAAACTTTGTACGGAACAGTAACAATACCTACTGGGTCTTTGACAGTTACAGGATCAACTATTATCACAGGTACTCAAGTTGCCTCTTCGGGTATAGGAAGAACAATGCTTATAAGTTCTTCATTATCTGCTTCTGCAAACAGTGATGTATTGGTTGGATTAGATATTAATCCTACTTTTAATACAGGATCGTTTACAGGAACTACAAGTGCTGCTTTAAGAGTTGGAGGAAATATTTACCCATCAGCTAATCTTTTATATAATATTGGAAGTTCTACATCTAGATTTAATAATGTTTTTGGTTTTCAATCTGAATTTACTTATTATTACTCACCATCAGGGCAAAGTGCTTTTTTTGGTACAAGCGCTAATGCGTCAATAAATTTTCCAATTAACAATGTTGTTTATGGTAAATTTCAAGCAACAACAGGTAACTTTACTCTTCAAAACGGAGGAACATTCACAGACGCAGGTTACCGTCTTGACGTAATAGGATCCACTAGAGTAAAAGGAACAGGTACAACGTCTGCAACCACATCCTTAACCATACAAAATGCAAATGCCTCATCTTCTCTAGTAGTATTAGATAACCAAAACATTGGTATTAGTACAGCAACTCCAATTGCTTCCTTAGATATTAGAGGAACTCAATTAGCAACAGGTTCTATAGCAAGAACAATGCTAATAAGTTCTTCGTTATCTGCTTCTGCAAATAACGATGTTTTGGTTGGATTGGATATAAACCCTAGCTTTAACTCAGGATCGTTTACAGGAGTTACAAGTTATGGAACAAGAATAAGTGGAAGTATTTTAAATAACGTAGGAGGAGCAAGTTTATATACTTCTAATATTATTGGAGGTGCTACAATTTCTCTACATGGGACAACACCTTCCATCACTAACTTTTTTCTAAGATCAGATAATACTGGTGTGATTCTTAATGCACCTGCCGGTAATGGAAATATTCTTTTTAGAATAGGAAATGCTACAGTTGGAGAATTTAAACCTACTACTAATAACCTATTACTAAGTACAACCACAGACAACGGTTACAAACTACAAGTATCTGGATCACTATCAGGATCTCTATTCCTAAGCGGAACCACAGTAGCAACAGGTTCTATAGCAAGAACTATGCTAATAAGTTCTTCATTATCTGCTTCTGCAAATAATGATGTGTTAGTTGCTCTAGATATTAACCCTAGCTTTAATACAGGAGCATTTACAGGAACAACAAGTCTTGCATTAAGACACACTGGGGATATAGTTCCCGTTACTGCAAATGGATACAGTTTAGGAAATACAAGTCTTCCATACGCTACAGTCTATACAAGAATAGTAAGAGATTTAACTCAAATTTCATATCGTTCAGATGTACAGGGATGGTTTAATAACGCTAATACACAAGTAGGAAAATTATTTGCATCAACTGGTAACTGGGTTTTTCAGAACGGAGGAACATTCACAGACGCAGGTTACCGTCTTGACGTAATAGGATCCACTAGAGTAAAAGGAACAGGTACAACGTCTGC